GCCTCGGGTGGAGCAGAACCGCTCGTAAAGAAAATATCACCAGAGGCCGGTAAGCAGGCAATGCTTGACGAAATGGATAAGCAAAAGATAGCGGACCCTGTAAAGCGTGCTGCTATCATGGCCCAAGCAGCTGTTGAAACGGGTGGGTTCAAACTTCTTTCTGAAAACCTTGGTTACTCAGCAGAAGGGTTGAAAAAGACGTTTGGTCGATTGAAAGACACATCTGTAGAAGCAATAAAGGAAGCAATCAGCAAAGGGGTTGCTGGTATTGGTTCTCTTGTGTATGGTGGTGATCAGGATTCACCAAGTTACAACTTCGGTGTAAAGAACCTTGGTAACGTCCAACCGGGTGACGGCTTCAGATTCCGTGGTAGAGGTTTCTTCCAGCTCACTGGCCGCGCAAACTATACAAAAGCAGGCGCTGCGGACGATCCTTTCAAACTACTTGAACTGGGTCCTGCAGCAGAGACAGCAGTTAATTTTGCAAACCGTTTTAAGGGCGATTACGCTGACGTCAACGCATTCACAAGATTTGTCAATGGCGGGTTGAACCACGTAAAAGAGCGCGGTGAATTCTTTGAGCAATTCCGCAATGATCCTTCAATCACGCAAATGAATGCGTCACCATCGACAGGTCAAGCTGTTGGTAGCGCTAGCACATCCGTTGCTGCGGCAAAACAAAGCGCTAAAGGCGGTGGAGCAACAACCGTTGTTGTTGTTGCCGCTGCAGAAACAAAAAAAGCGCCGCAAGCGGCGCCTCGTGGCCAACAGCCGTTGCCGGCTATTGGTTAACCATCTGCAAGTTTCTGGAACATTGCCAAATCATCATCCTCTTGATCGTCCCAAGGAGCAGCCGCAGCCTTAGGAGCTGCTGCAGGTCGAGCTGCCGGACGTGGAGGTGGAGCAGTTTCTTCCTCTTCCCAGGCACTCTGTCTTGCTGGTGCAGGAGTTGATCCTTCAAGGTTAAGAACCTTTGCAAGGCGACCTTTCACCTCATCATACGTCTTGAAGTTCTTACGCTCCAAGAACGCTTGAAGTGCATGCTCTTGCTTCCAAACAGACTCGAGTTGGTCGTCGTCTTCAAATAGAGCAGACGGACTATCAAATTCTGACTTGTCGTAGTTCGAATAACCCTCGACCTTACGAATCTTCAACTTGAAGTTAGCACCTGCCCAAAGATCAAACGGGTTGAGAGGAGTCTCATCCTCAAACTCAGGGTTCATCGCAGCATTCAGCTTATCAAAGATCTTCTTGCCGTATTTAAACAGCATGACCTTACCTTCGTTTTCGGGATGGGAAGGATCTTTGACGATGTAAACGTTACTAATGAAAGATAGCTTACGCTTCTGCGCGCGTACTGTTTCTTGGTTCTCTTTCGATCCCGTATTCCACAGAGCACTATTATGCTCGCAAACAGGACACTTCTCATTGACGGAAGTTAGGCAACCATCAATCAGCCAGCCACCAGGACCCTTGAAAGCGTGATCGAATAAACGAACAAAAGGAACATCCTCACCAGCCGGTGCAGGAAGAAAGCGAATGACGGCATAGCCGTTACCTGCCTTGTCTACTTCCGGACGCCAGAAGCGATTATCTTCTTGTGGTTTGTTTGTGGGAGATGCTAGCTTCGTCAGCTCGTCGTTGAGCTTAGAGAGGGAGTTGGTGCTGCTCTTCTTGAGCGATTTGAAATCGATTGTCATATGTATTTCCTTGTATTAAACGTATAGTTGTATATTTGCGTATCCACGTTATGCATAACGATAGAAGTATTTATATTACCTCTTCAGATCGAACTTGTCAACAACAATTTTTTTACACTTTTCCATATCATACTCCATAAAGGGTTGATACTTCCTACATTTTTGCCTGACTTCAGGCCAAATGATTTTTTCTACGATGTTCCTGTTCCAGTTGGGAACAAATCGCAGGATGTCGTTCATAATAATGAACGTTTCAATGGTTATCTGGTCACTGAGTAGTAGTTTGAGAGCATGCGGATGCTGCCCATCATTAACTACAAAACTACTGACCAAATCATCATTAAACTTCTCCAGGTCACTCATAAACACATAGGTTAGTGACTGACGTGTACGTTGCCACTTTGTGTAGTGTTGTTCACTCTCTTCGTTACGAATGACGTCTCCAATCCACATATCCTTCTTGCCGTACACAAACAGCGAGACGAGAAAGTTTGTAATGTCCTTATGTTTGGACAACTTATGAAAAAAGTATTTGTCATTCCTCCGTTCAAACGAATCACGCTTTGCTCTCACCGCTCCACCGTACTTAAAATAGTCATAAGTCTTTGACGTGAAGTGATTCTTCAAAGAGATGTAGTGTTTGTAAGCTTCAAACGGTTCCATTCTCAAATTATACATTATATTGGTAGTTTTGTCGTCTTGGGAAAGTAGTTGAGAGCCTCAGCTTCGTCTTGAATCTTCGCTTTCATTTTTGCACTTGTCTTTATAAGTTGTCCTGCAACCTCTATCTCCATCCCCGTTGTTTCACAATACAGCAGGACGGCCTCCATAAATTCTATTCGCTTCTCAAAGGCGAGCATCTCAACTTCTCGTTGAAAGTCTTTGATTGATTTTGCTGGATTAACACTCATCACTTGAAGACCACCATTGCAAGAAGAACCGCCTGGACAAAGAACCCAATGCCACCAGTTATGATGTTGAGTACATCACGTGTAATTGTAGCACGGAGAAACAGTAAAAACAACCCGCCCCACACAAAAATAACAACATCGATTGACGGCAATCTATCTGACACGCCAAGAAGGACTGCAAGAATGTTCGGAATAAATGCACAATGCATAAGGACAGTTGCAAACCACCCGATCGTGTGAACACTGATCTCACTTACACGTCCAACAAACAGTTGATAATACTGCTTAAACAAATCAGTCATTTTCATTCCTTGTAAAAAATATGACGGCCAATCGTGGCGACTTTTTCCTTCTTCCATTTTGGGTTCACGTAGTCAGCATGATAATACATTGCTTCCTTCAGTCCGTCAAGACGGAAACCCTCTAGAAGAACCTTCTTTGCAACAGCTTCCGATTCGGTGTAAAACTGTTGATGGACAGGCTTCACTTTGTGGTTGTGCTCACAATACCACGAGAACTGACATACTACCTTTTCGTAGAATACATTCTTTTGGTAAACGACCTGACAGATGTCGTTGGGAAACTTAGAACTCGATGCACGATTCAGAGTGACCTGTGCAACAGCTACCTTTCCTTCGAAAGGTTCACTTGCAGCTTCCCAATAAATATTCTGCGCAAGACATTGCAGTTGTCTTTCACGCTCTTTCAAGGTGACAGTCGTCGTAGACGAAAATGAATTGTAAGTGTCTATGCTTCTCTGAACTGCCCAGCTCATTGAAATATAGATTGCATACATAAAAGCAAGCAAAGTAATGATCTTCAAACAAAAGCCGCTCATCGCAAGCGTTTTGTTGATGTATTGCTTTGACATTGTTACTCCTTTAAAACATGAGGTACGACGATTATAACATAATCTCTTCTGTTCATCAACACTACCAAATTACTTGATCATGACGAAAAACTCACCCTTTTTTACCACCCTTGCTGATGCTTTTCACTCTAGTCACGGAGCTGGTAAAAAGCTCCTAGCACTCCAAATAGCTGCTCATGTCGCGCTTGTTGTGTTGTTGTTCAATGGAACGTGGTACCATTGGCTGGGGTGCTTGATTGCGTACACTCTTTACATGGGGATAGGAATGTCGATCACCTATCACCGATTACTTTCCCACAGATCTTTCGAATGTCCACTGTGGTTCGAACGTTTTGGCACGCTTTGCGGCGTGATAGGTGCGCTCGGTAGCCCAATAACGTTTGTTAGCCAGCACCGTGAACACCATCGTTATTTAGACAAGCCTAGAGACGCGTATTCTCTTGTCAACAACCCATGGTGGTTTGTCCAGTGGTTTACCATGCTGAAGCCTGTGAGTTTGAAAAGAGCACCTGAGCTTCTTCGCGATCAGTTTTGCTTGTTCACACACAAACACTTTTTCACAATCCACCTTGCGTATGCATTCATCCTTTTGTTAATTGACCCGTTTGCGGTTGTGTACTTCTATCTTGCACCAGTCGCGTTGACATGGAACGCAGCTAATGCGTTAAATTCTATTGCGCATGAAGAGCCGGGATGGCAAAACGGATACCGCCACGATGGTCAAACAAACAGCAGCGTGTGTGTGCCATTCCTTGGAGTGGTTTGCTTCGGCGAGGGTTGGCATTCTAATCATCATTATGACGTCAAGAACCCAAAGGTGGGTAAGACGTGGTGGGAGATCGATATTGGATACTGGATCATCAAGCTGGTCAGAACTCGGTAATTACGAGGTCGTTGAAACACACGACTTTACACCGCAGTTTGTCGAGTACGTCGTCGAGCTGTATAAGCCGTTCAGTGAGAGTGGCGATCCCAAGGGCGGCAACTACACGCCAGCCAAAATGCGACAATACTTTGCAGATGGTAGATTTGCCCATGGATTTTACATTGTAAAATTTAAAGGAGCTGTTGTCCTTGCCTTTGGTGTTGATGATTTCTGTGGATGGGGTGTCGTTACCCGCTACCTCAGATTTGATAGCGAATTCTTCATCCCAATTGGTTTTGGTGTCGGATTCCCTTACGTCCTCCGTACGCAAAAAATAAAAGGTCTTTGCTCAACACAGAACAAAGACCAAAAAGATTTGATGGGAATGATTGTTAGGCGATATTCGAAACACCGAAACGAAGATACGCTATTTGGTGCAGCAGCTCGGATGGTATCGCAGCTTAGAAAGCTAGACTACGATGTTGTATACCGAGGAGCGGTCCAAATAGCGTATGTGTACGGCGGAGATCAAACGCCACCGTTTCAAGCAGCTAATACTTCTTTCAAACGGTCTGCAGCGTAAGAAGCAGCAAATGCCTTTGGCTTGACCATAGGAACAACGTTGCACGTGCCCTTGATGTAACCAATAGCTTGCTGTACAACACAGCTAGATCCGTACATTTCGTTAGGGTTAATGTCCAAGTGGACTTCAACGTAACGATCTTCTAAAACGTCAGCCAATGATTGGAACAGTTCAGAAACCTTGTACACTTCGTTCATCAAACGCATTGCCGGCTTGCTTTTCTTTTGGTCGTAATCCAACTCACGTTGAATTTCACCAAAAATTTTGCAACCATGACATCCGTCAATATGAACAACAACAGCTAAAGTATAATCGGCGTACCATTTCCCGTCCATTTTAAAACGTTCCGAGTCAGCACCGATATAGATCTTTGTAGATGGTGATTGATCCAGAATAAATTGTTTTACTTCGGCAAGGTTAAGTTTTTTCATGATACACCTCAAAAAATGGTGCGGGCGGAGAGAATCGAACTCTCAACTAAACGTTGGCAACGTCTGATTTTACCATTAAACTACGCACGCGTGGTGGTACTAGAAGGTAACGATCCTTCCTGACAGGCTTATGAGACCCGTGCCTATCCGTCTAGGCTATAGTACCGTTGGTAGCGGGCCGTGGTAACGCTCCACGCTCAGTCAGGCTTATGAGACCTGCCGGGTCACTTGACCTGCCCGCAATAACTTATTATACAACATTCCAATGGTGCTCTCAACAGGTAACGATCCTGTGTTTCATCCTTACCAAGGATGTGTAATACCTTTATACTATGAGAGCTTAGTGTCTATATTGCAAATGACTAAGAACTTTCGAAACATTCCCCGGTGTGAAAGGAATGTTTAATATCATATGTATGCTGTTATTGACCCACGATATGGTTCTGTGCACCTTTCGTGTGTTAACATAATACACTCTACCCATCTCTATGGATAGTTTTTTATCTGTTTCCATGATCCAATCATATTCCATTGGACCACAGTTGTTAAGAAATGCAATGAGACGGAAACTCTCACGGGGCATTTCTGGATGATCTCTGTGCGGAACAAAATACCCGCCTACATTACACTGAACAAGAAACGAGCGACCGAGGGGTTGGAATTCCTCGAGCAAGGGATGCAGACTCTTGCAATGCTGGTACACGATGGTGCGCTTGTTGAATTCGTTCTCGCTTACACGTCGGCCAGCGGCGTGACAGGCTTGTGCTAGGCTTGGATTATCTTGATGTGATTTACCTGGGAGGTTGGAGAGGACAAGACTCTTGCGGTTGTTTGCTCGGTCGGTCCGCGGAAGATAATCAACCCAATCACGATCGAACGTACGGATCTCATCTTTGAACCTATTGACGTCAATCTTTATATCAAGCGCCTCGAAATCACCAAGAGTGAGTAATGCGAGCTCACTGTTAATAATGTCAGCGCTCACCCCGTCGGCGTCAAACTTGATATCCTGGCCACTTACCCCAGGCGGTACAATTGCATTCATAATATCTCCTTGGTGGATTCTAGTGGGTTCGAACCACTGACCTACGCCATGTCAAGACGGTGCTCTACCACTGAGCTAAGAATCCGAATTTGGTGCCCTGAAAAGGACTTGAACCTTTACTCGATCGATTATGAGTCGACTGCTTTACCTTTAAGCTATCAGGGCGTGGTACGGACACTGGGATTCGAACCCAGACTTGAGAGATTTTAAGTCTCTTGCCTCTACCTATTGCGCTATGTCCGCTCCGTATGCCCAGTACGTGTCCGCATGAGCAGCTCCAATTATACTATAATTTTTCTGTTTCATAAACGCTACAATGTCGTTTGTTTGGCCGAGCTCGAGGGAGATTAATGGTTTGAACTTATCGATTGTTTGGCTAGCACCAAGCAAGATATTATGCTCGAAACCTTCTGTATCGAGCATAATTAAATCACACGAAGGAAGATCTAAGTCGTCTATCAGAAACGTTGGAACTAGACCTTGTTTATTTGATGTGACGGTATTCATGCCAACGTTTTTTGACTCTTTTAAATCTACATGAACCATCTCATGCATGCAGCCAAGTGCAGCGTTAAATTTGACAACGTTATCACAAGGCGTATTGTGTACGAGGCAATGGAAGCTCGTCACGGTAGGTTCAAACGTATAGACTGCCTGGAACATCTTTGAAAGAAGGTATGGGTACATACCACACGCTCCACCAGCCTGCACAACTGTTTCAAATTTCTTACAGTGTTTTGTAATCAACTGCTTGAACGATATCCAGTTTTCCGCTGGCCCGTCCCAGCAACCATCATCTTGTTCTGGCCACAGCCACCCTTGCGCTGTTGGTTTGACATCATCGACCAACTGATCACGTAACTTAAAATTCCAATCCATAATAACTCCTGGTACATCTAAGAGGAATTGAACCTCTACCTACTCCTTCGGAGAGAGTTGTTCTATCCATTGAACTATAGATGTATATAGTGGCCCGGCGAGAGGGACTCGAACCCCCATCGGACACTTTAGAAGAGTGTTGCCTTATCCTTTAGACCATCGCCGGAATATGGTGCCCAAAGTGAGATTCGAACTCACACTGTACAGGGTTTGAATCTGGTGCCTCTACCTATTGCGCTATTTGGGCTTGTTTGGTACCTCGGGAGAGAATCGAACTCTCATGAACCAATTATCTGTTGCTTACGGGATATAAATCCGCCGTTTTACCATTAAACTACCGAGGCATAATAAACAGGATGCGTTTTTACTCTGCTCTACTAACTGAGCTACCCCTCCACTAAAACTTAGGTCTTGGTGGAGGGGGCTGGAATTGCACCAACGACACGAGGCTTTCAATGCATTTTATGTTGCTGAATGCATCCTAAAAATGGTGGAAGACGTGGGAATCGAACCCACTGACCCACTTTCGTGAATCTACAGATTAGCAATCTGCTGCATTACCGGCCTGCCCGCCTTCCATTTTGAAGCACATTTGACCCGCTTGGCACCTGATGATCCTGTGGAGTAACAGACCGCGCTGCGAATATGCTTCAAAATGGAGACTCCTTAGAGTCCCCACCAACGCTTAGAGAGCGTACCGGTCGACCATGACAGTCTTCAGCATGATCCCTTCTGGCGTGAATTGATCCATGTCCGTAGACAGAACCGACTTCACGATTGCTGGGCTGAATCCGGAGACCAGCGCAACGCCAGACTTGTCGTGCTTAACAGGAACGTTGTCCTTAGCGTTTAGGTTCCAGAATACAACAGCTGGCGCTGTGTATCCGGCTTCCTCGTACTTACGCTTAATCATCTTAAGCGCAGTGTCATCGTGTTGAACACACTGGTTGAACTGCATGTCCGACAAGATCAACAGCATTTCTGGCATTTCGCTTTGAGGTACTTTGCCGTTAACAGCAGTCGACAAGATCTTGTCTAGAGCCTTATGCAGGTCTGTAGACATATCCCATGACGACTTAACCATTTGCTGTGCCTTTTGAACAACGTTACCCTTAAGGTTCAGAAGTTCTGGCTTTGAAGAGAAGGTCAGGAACGTGTCCTTGAACTTACCCTTGTTCTTGTCTGCCAGGTACAAACCTAGCGAAACAGCAACGTCCATAGCAGTAGTCTTACCACCGCCAATGCTCGTGCTCATAGAGCCCGAAACGTCAACCAGAGGCAGGATGCTTGCATCGCCGACGTAGTTAGGCAGAGCCTCCCACTGTGCAACGATGTGGTCCAGTTCCGTCTTGCCGTACGAGTTGCTGTAATGGAAGGATGCAACACCCTTCAATACATCGTATGGGTAAACGGCAGCGGCATTAACCTTAACATCCGCATCACCAGCCTTGAGCTTAGCAACGTACTCAGCAAACTTAGCACCGTGGCGCGAGAATGCCTTCTTGTAACGAGAAGCTGCAAGAGAAGGAACATGCGAGTGGTTAATTTCATCCCACTTACCTGCACACATTTGTTGTTCAACAACGTTAGTCAATTCGACTAGCGACTTACGGTAGAACTTTGGCGACATTCCGAAGAATGTACGGATTTCTGCCGCAAGAGGACCTTGACGTGGAGTCCACTTAGCTGCAAGACCGTTACGCTCGCGCAACGCATCTCCAAGCATTGTGAATGCCTTGGACTTGAGATCCTTGTCCTTAAAGATAAAGATGTCATCCCAACGACCGATCTCCGGCGTCTTTGCTAGCAGCTTTGCTGCAGCATCCTTATCGTTCTTTTCCAAGTACGCAAGGATATCACGGTAAACTTTACGTTCACCGGAACCACCACGTGCGTCACGTGCCCACTGGGCAATACGCAATGCAACATCGCGGTCTTCGACCAACGCAGCAACGAAGTCAGGAACAACGTCCTTACCACGTGATGCACCGATCTTGAAAAACAGGTCTACACAAGCATTTGCTGTAGACTTACGAGCACGCATGCCGTTTTCAGTACGTGCGGATTGGTTTTGAACGGCTTCTACGAAAGTTGACATAGTATATCTCCTTTTCAAGTCAACAGGTTAATTTTTACGGTTTAGATTAGAAGTCTAATGTATAAATTGTTGCGGAACTTAACCTAAATTCAACAGGCTGGTATCATTGGGGGATCTCTCCACACCGACCAGATTCGGGCCATCTCTTTATGGTAGATGTTTACATTGCTGTACCCAACCTAGAATTCAAAAAAACAACAGAGTAGTCGAGGCAGTAGTTTTTACTCAAGTCATCCCATTCAGGCACGTGCCCTAATCCTCACGACTCTATTGCCAATCGTTGGCACCCGATCTCTGATTCGGCGGAGCACCTAGCTCGCATTGCTGCTTTGCATACCCCTATCGTCCTAACGGATCCCTTGGGCGAGTCATACGGCGTTACCCGTAAGTTGTTTTGCTTGCTGTATCTACTCTAAATCTCTCAATACGGTCAATTATACCCTCGAACAATATTGTTGACAACAGTATTTTTAGTAGGATCCTTAGGTAAGGATCTAACCGTCAATTCCATGACCAATAAGTCGCTGTCAATTATATTATCTACAATAGTTTTTGCAAGTTGTTCGGTTTCCATCCACGTGCGGTCTGGATAGGGTTTGAATCCGGTATTGACAAATGGACCAGGCTGTACCAAATGTACGAGAGGCCATTCGTAATTTTCCCATGCATGATAACTTGCAGCTTTAAGAGCAGTCTTCAATGCCACGTAGTGGTTTGCACTAACTTTGGGAAAGTTGGGTCTGTCCGTGTTGTAATTCCACACGGTTACATGACTGCCAATGTTTATAATGCGTTTCTTTTGATTAGCCCAGTCTAGCATGAGTTTACTAAACATATCGATTTGGCTCCACCAACACTTAGCATTGTTTATGAAAATATCACAGTCTCGAACTTCACTAATAATGCGTTCAATAGTATCCGGTTGCTCAATATCATACCCGTTAGTACGACTAAACCCTACGATCTCATGGTGTGGGGATAATAGCTTAACGAGTTCCGCACCTAGCCCTTTGGTATGTCCGGTGATAGCAATTTTCATGGTTTACTGTCCGTTTCTATTTTTTCAACACATTCTTCTGTAGACAAAATATCTTGGTATTCGTTTTTCGTAACACCAGTATTGTCCTCTTCCAAATCTCGCTGAAAAATTGCGTCCCAGCGGTTAGACCATTCCTCATGGCTGACACTGAGAGGACGCGGCTTCGAACCCTTACCTCCATCTGACATATATTTCTCCTATGAACCAAAACTCTCAAAAACCTTGAACGGCTCGTGATTGCGTTGCTCCATTATCTTCTTTCTTACTTCCTCAAACAACATTGGTCTGAAGTCTGTCTGTTCAACACAAACGCTAAAGTAGAATGGATCAATCTTGTCGCTGTAAAGAATCTCATTCTTCTTTACATCATAACCACGCGGCAACTTTACTCTGTTGGAATGAAGGTGACCGTGAATGTTACCACGGAAACGACCTTTCGAATCGGTATGTACCGGAATATGTGAAAGGATGAACCCATCCATTACATGGTAGCCACGGACATCTCTGAAATGCTGAGTGTAATCTTCCAACTTAAAGATGTCATGGTTGCCCTTGATAAGGACCTTGTCCCCGTTCAACCGATGAAGCGTCTGAAGCGCCTTACGGTTAATCACAACATCACCAAGGTGATACACCTTATCAGTCGGACGGACGGTTTCGTTCCACCGACGGATCATTTCCTCATCCATTTCCTCTGGTGAATCCCAGGGGCGGAGTTTACCTCCATCATCACGAGTAAATTTACACACGCCCATGTGACCAAAGTGTGTGTCACTTGTCAAAAATACGCTAGGCATGATATTTCCTTTTTATTGGAGGAGGGATAGTAGAATCGAACTCTAACCGCTTTCGCAGTCCATCGGTTTTCAAGACCGTGCTGGGCCCAGCCCAGATAACCCTCCGTATTTGGCATCCCGGCAGGGACTCGAACCCCGACCAACAGTTTTGGAGACTGGTATGCTGCCATTACACTACCGAGATATAATTTGGTGCAGACTGACGGAATCGAACCGCCTTCCGACGCTCTTCAGGCGCCCGCTATGACCACATCAGCTAAGTCTGCAATTGCTTGCTTGGCTTCAAAGAAGCCGATATCATCACGCAACCCCCAACTAATTATAACACGTTCCTGATCACCAGCATACGCTGAATGCGGAACAGTGTTTCTAATTAACGTTGGTCTACGCAATGTAAACTTAAAAACTTCTTCTAACGAATCCTGTACATTATACAATACTTTCACAGGATCGTAAACAGTAGCCATGTTACTCTGTTCTCTGTAAAAAGATGTAACAGAAGTGTCAAAACCACTTATTGGTATGTTAATACAGGCCTTGCGACGCGCGTCAACGTGAACTCCGAGTCCTTTTTGTGGTGGGAACTTATAGATGTTCCACCGCCAACCAAGGATAGGAATTGCTTTTTGTATTTGCTGTAGGTATGGATAGTCCATTACCATATACTGGTGATTTGAACTCGATCCATACGCCTGATCAACTATGTCCTTCAATTTGGCCATGTTGAGGTTGATTGCTAACTCTTTGATAAACTCATTATCTACAAGCTGAGCAGTGTTATTGTCTTTTCCCATGAATGTCCTAGAGGTACTTTTACAGCATAGAAGATCACTCTCGTTGCCGGCCAGTAATCATGAATTAGTCTACCGTTGAAAACGAGCGGGCGATCGAGTCCCCTCATTAACGTGTGGTATGTATCGAGAACGGCTTGTGTTGTATCAGAGGGCATAAACGATGTTCTACCTTCAACGAGCGGCGGTTTAAAGTTGTAAAAATCAAAATTTAACTCTCCCTCCAACGGCAAAATTGCAAGCCCGTTGTTACCAGGGTTACAATGCAGACCTGTTGCTCTGTCGATACTACACAGCATCATATCGCTTGGGTTTTGTTGCATACCAAGCTCCTCAAACAGCGGTTGTTTTTCGCTCATGAGGGAAGCAGTATCTACACAACGATACAATCCCTTTTCAACATGAAGAAGATTGTGTTGCTCATGATATCTAAAGACATCTAGCAGCTTTTGTTTGTTGTATTTGTAATCAAATAGATGATAAAATTTATTCATACTTGGAGCGGCTGGGGGAATCGAACCTCCATTCTCTCTTTGGTCAAGAGCGTACTTCCTGTCTTACCACATGCCGCATAATATCAATTAATTTGTCAGCAACCACACGGTTACCTTCTAACGACATACAATTATGAAAGAACGGCTGCTTCTGTTGATATGTATCAAAATCTTTTGATATGTTATCCATATCAACGATACCTGAACCAAAATTAAACCATGCAGGAAACTGATTTAGACTTACAATATGAATGGATGGTATCGAACGTGAGTTCAAATATTGCACGACTTGCTGCGCAGCACCAAGATATCGATTGACAAACAAATCAGAGTGATAAAAGTATTGTTTGTAGGTTTCCATTACATGGATGAATTGCTCCTTTGTCTTAAACAACTTCACCATCCCTTCATCATGAGCTGATAAGTAATCAATACGCTCTGAGTCAACTCGAGCTAAACTAATATCTCGGTCGCAACCAGGCAGGAAAATACAACTTGGATGCGAGTGTGTAATCACGGCAATGTTTAGACGCGTTGTTTTTTTTAACTCAAAAAGAATACGCTCTTCACTTCCCTGCTTTACACCTGTTGATATTATGTTTGCTTTAAAATGATCTGCAACAATGTTAAGATAACTACCGCTACCTGTATACGCAATGTTGCTATGACCGTAGAATCCAATATTCATATGTGTGGTACCTCGTGACGGTAACGATCCGCCGTATCCCACTTGTAAGGAGGGTGTTCTACCTTTAAACTAACGAGGCAAAAAAATTATGATTGAAATACAACCAAAAACACTTGAAGTCCTCAATGAAGACGTTCGTTTAGAGCTGTGCTCTATCTTTGATCACGATCCTCACAAGCTAACAGACCGACCTGGACGCACACGCGGCCACAACATCGATCCGGCTATGAAATTACTTAGGCCAATTGTAGATGATCTACTTGGCATTGACAACTGGCAATTGGACGGTGCAATCTTTTTTGAGACTGTAACAGGGTACCGTGTACACGCTGATACAGAAAAGTTTGGTCCGCACCGCGTGTGGCAAACCATTGTGTTTCCTCTTCGACAAGAACTTACCGCAGAAGCTCAGCCAGATAAAAACAGACTGATTGTGTTCGATCAAGTATGGAAAAAAGACGCCGCGTTCTTTCTGAAAGGAAGTCCCGAAGTGCCACAAGAATACAACGGCGTCGTCAAAGACTACAAGGATATAATTAATCTGAAAGAAGGGTACATTGATCCTTACGTTGAAGAACTATGTCCACACCTTACACGTGAAAACCTCGAAGGGTTGACGCTCGATAAAACATTTACTTGGACACCAGGAGTGCCAATTACTTTTCCACGCAACCGATTGCATGCAAGCAGCGCGTTTCATCGTTTTGGAATAACAAAAAAACTCGGTTTGAGTTTCTTTCTTGCGCCAAATCAATCTAAAAGAAACACGGGATCTTTGTCCGTGTAAACTGTCAAGTTAACACGTTGCATGTTGTGAGGATGACACACCCTGTGTGGCTCCATTACACGCATGACAGTAGGTCCCGTCATTTCAACTTGGTCTACCTTTGTGGCGGTAGAGTTATCTTTTAGAACGTAAAACTTTTCTCCTGACGGCTGACGAAATTCATCATATTCTCCGCCGGTAAAAAACTCTGTATACGTTCCTTCACAGTTGCGAATTGGTAATGATATCCTACATCCGTGATCATGGCGACAAGGTTTTTTGTTGTCAATATGAATTTTAGAATGTGTATCATTGTATGTAATATACGTCGCTGCCCATACCGGTTTTAATCCATACAGCTTTTCAAACGCTGTAAGAATCTCCGGACAGTACTCTATGTATTCACTCCACGGTAACGCGTGAAACCCTACCTTAGGGCGCCACTCAATCTTGTTTAAGAATTGATCTGTTTTCGTTTGAATGATTTCAAAGTCTGGGACAAAGATACGTATGTAATACTTCATGTTAATTGGAGCGGGTAGGGAGAATCGAACTCCACTCAGCGCAGCTTGGAAGGCTGGCGTCGCACCTCGCGCTTACCCGCATATTTATGGCCCGTCCCAAGGGATTTGAACCCCCATCCCCCAACTTCGTAGGCTGGTACATTATCCAGTTATGCTAAAGACGGAAAATTGGTGGAACCAGTCGGACTCGAACCGACCACCTACTGCTTGCAAAACAGTCGCTCTCCCAGATGAGCTATGGCCCCGAATTTGTTAGCTGACTATTTGTCCTACTGTACGCCGTCAGCCATGGCGACGTTTTGGTGCCTTTGGAGAGACTCGAACTCTCAACAACTACCCCCTCAAGATAGCGCGTCTACCAATTGCGCCACAAAGGCTAATGTGGTGCCCCCGGACGGAATCGAACCGCCTATCTTCTGGTTACAAATCAGTTGCATCGCCAGCAATGCTTCAGGGGCAAATTTTGGGGTGTTATACGAGGATCGAACTCATACTACCGCGTTCACAGCACGGTGTGCAGACCACTACACTAATAACACCATAGAACCATAAAGAACCCCTTGGTGGTGCTTGAATCCATGGTAGCCCCGCTCTTCCTGGCAGATTCACTCTTCGTCCGGCTTCATCGAGTGTTTT